TGTGAGGAAGAGATCCTTGCTATTAGTATACAGGACTATACAACGAAGCAGATCATCACTTGGGGTGTTAAGCCGTTCCAGAATAATCGCAAGGATGTAACCTATCATCATTGTCCTACAGAGCATGATTTATTAAGTCATTTTATTAATTATTGGATGCAGGATGTTCCAGATGTAATTACTGGGTGGAACATTCAACTTTATGATATACCTTATATTTGCAAGCGTCTTAGGAGGGTGCTTGGTGAGAAATTAATGAAGCGTATGTCACCCTGGGGACTCTGTAGTGAGGGTGAAATACATCTTATGGGACGTAGACACACTACCTTTGATGTTGGTGGTGTAACTCAGTTAGATTATCTTGATCTCTATAAGAAGTTTACTTATAAGGCACAGGAGTCTTATAGGTTGGATTATATTGCAGAAGTAGAATTAGGACAGAAGAAGTTAGACCACTCTGAATTTGATACTTTTAAAGACTTCTACCATAAAGGATGGCAGAAGTTTATTGAATATAACATTGTTGACGTGGAACTTGTTGACCGTTTGGAAGACAAGATGAAACTCATTGAGTTAGCATTAACTATGGCATATGATGCTAAGGTTAATTACAATGATGTTTTCTATCAGGTTAGGATGTGGGATAATATCATATATAACTATCTTAAGAAACGGAATATTGTTATTCCACCAAAGAATAGATCTACAAAATCAGAGAAATACGCAGGTGCATATGTCAAAGAACCGATTCCGGGAAAGTATGATTGGGTTGTCTCTTTTGACCTTAATAGCCTGTACCCTCATCTTATTATGCAATATAATATCAGTCCAGAAACCCTCAGGGAGGCTAGATGTCCCGGCGCAAGCGTTGAGAGGTTTTTAAATAAAGAGATAGAGATTAGTGAGGATTATGCAACTTGTGCTAATGGCGCACAGTATAGGAAGGATGTAAGAGGATTTCTTCCAGAGTTGATGGATAAGATGTATGGAGACAGAGTAGTCTTCAAAAAGAGAATGATTCAGGCAAAGAAAGACTATGAGAAGACCCCCACTAAATCATTGGAAAAGGAAATTGCAAGATGCAACAACATCCAAATGGCGAAGAAGATCTCTCTTAATTCTGCTTATGGTGCTATCGGCAATCAGTACTTCAGGTATTATAAGTTAGCAAACGCAGAAGCAATTACTCTGTCTGGGCAGGTATCTATTCGCTGGATAGAGAATAAGATGAACCAGCATCTTAATAAGATATTGAAAACGGAGGAGAGAGAAAACTAATGAGGGCGTTGTTAGGTTCCTTAACAAGGTGTGTGAAGATGAATTTGAGCCTTTTATTGAAGGTGCTTACCAAGAATTGGCCGGGTATGTCAACGCCTATGACCAAAAAATGCAAATGAAGCGTGAGAATATTGCTGACCGTGGTATATGGACTGCCAAGAAGCGATATATTCTTAACGTATGGGATAGTGAAGGAGTCAGATATGAAGAACCTAAGTTAAAGATGATGGGTATTGAGGCAGTTAAATCCTCAACACCTGCTCCATGTAGGAAGATGATTAAGGATGCACTTAAGATAATGATGAATGGAACTGAGGATGAAGTAATTGATTTTATTGAGAAATCTCGTAAGGAATTTAGACAACTCCCACCAGAAGAAATATCATTTCCAAGGTCTGCATCTAATGTAGAGAAGTATAAGGCACATTCAACGATTTATGCAAAAGGAACTCCTATACATATACGGGGTGCATTATTGTACAACCATTATGTTAAAAAACATAAGTTGGATAATAAGTACTCTCTGATTCAGAATGGTGAGAAGATCAAATTTTGTTACCTGAAAAAACCGAATATTATTCATGAGAATATTATATCGTTTATTCAGGATTTTCCGCATGAGATTGGTCTTGACAAGTATGTCGATTACGACTTACAATTTGATAAAGCTTTTCTGGAACCACTCAGAATCATTTTAGATGCTATTGGGTGGAATGTTGAGAAAACTGTAAACTTAGAATCCTTTTTTACTTAAATGGACTTACCGATCAACGACCAGGATTTAGATACAATAGTTAAAGCCCTCGCTTTAGGTGGGGATGCTAGACTGTATCATCTATTAAAAGAGGTAAGGGAGGTAAGAGCGAAGGATCCAAATGGACCTTATAAGAGAACACTTAGGGAAAAAGGAATTGCAATATGAAAATAGAACTTGATTTGACTAAGGATGAATTCTTTGAAGTTCTTGATGCTACTCATAAGGAGCATCATGATTGGAACAAAAGGGAATTTAAACATAGCATTTATTTAAAATTGAAAGAGGTATATGATGGACTTTCTTAAAGACATAGTAAAAGAAATAGGCGATGACTTCACCCAACTCGCAGCAGACATCGACGGAGAAGAAAGATACATCGACACCGGTTCGTACATCTTTAATGGACTTGTTAGCGGTTCCATTTATGGCGGCGTATCTACTAATAAGATTACTGCCATTGCTGGTGAGTCTAGTACTGGCAAAACTTTTTTCTCGCTCGCTGTGGTTAAAAACTTCCTTGAGTCTAATCCTGATGGTTATTGTCTCTATTTTGATACTGAATCCGCAGTTAATAAAGGATTACTTGAGTCGCGTGGGGTCGATTTAAATCGTACTGTTGTTATTAATGTAGTAACAATTGAGGAATTCCGTACCAAGGCACTTAAGGCAGTTGATAAATATCTGCAAATGCCCATAGAAGATCGCAAACCGTGTATGTTTGTGTTAGATTCTTTGGGAATGCTTTCTACAGAGAAAGAAATTCGAGACGCATTGGACGATAAACAAGTCCGTGATATGACCAAATCACAATTGGTCAAGGGTGCGTTCAGAATGTTAACACTAAAATTAGGTCAAGCGAATGTCCCGCTCATTGTCACAAACCATACATATGATGTCATCGGAGCTTATGTACCAACGAAAGAAATGGGCGGAGGTTCTGGACTCAAGTACGCAGCGAGTACAATCATTTATCTCGGAAAGAAGAAAGAGAAGGATGGAAAAGAAGTCGTTGGAAACATTATCAAAGCTAAGACAGCAAAGTCGCGTCTAAGTAAGGAGAATAAAACTGTTGAGATACGTCTTTATTATGATGAGCGTGGTCTTGATAAGTATTATGGTCTTTTAGAATTAGGAGAGATTGGAGGATTGTGGAAGAATGTTGCAGGAAGATATGAAATACATGGGAAGAAGGTTTATGCCAAAGAGGTATATAAGAATCCTGATAAGTACTTTACTCCCGAAGTATTGCAGGCTTTAGATGAAATCGCTCAGAGAGAATTTAGTTATGGATCTGGAAGTAATTGATAATTTTTTACCTTCATCTCAATTTGAAAAAATTCAATCATACATGATTGGAGATGGAAATTTTCCTTGGTTTTATAATAATGGGATAGTTGATAATGATGATGGTTTATATCAATTCATTCATTTCTTTTATCAACCTAATGGTACAGTAAGTAGATGTTATTCTCTCATTCTTCCAATTTTAACTAGGTTGCGTGTGTCTGAGATATATAAAATTAAAGCCAATTTAATTCCACGTACTGTATTTAAGAGGAAGAGTCGTTATCATATTGATGGAGATGGGTTATGGGAGAAGAAGAAAACAGCGATTCTATATCTTAATACTACTAATGGATATACTTCGTTTAAAGGATATAGGAATGTAAAAACTGTTGCTAATAGAATGGTTATTTTTCCTAATGAAATGGAACATCGTGCAGTAACTTGTACTAATAAAAAAGTAAGGTCCGTAATAAATTTCAATTATGAATAACATTAAGATATTAAAAAAAGGAATAGATGTAAGTAAAGTAATTGATCAGTTAGAACAATATTCTGATGACTGGTATATTCAGAGGAGGGGTACTGATACTTTATTAGAAAGAGGGTATGCTGATATAGAAGTTGGTAATCTCCAACTTATAATGGGAGCAGTAAAGAAGAAAGAAGATTTTGTGGGAAATTCTGAATTAAACAAACCAACTCCTGCCTATCAAAGACATACAGAAGTTCTTAAAATTGTAAAAAGAGAATTGCCTGGAAGAGATGTTCATAGGTGTGGATTTTTGTCTCTCCCTATAGATGGATATGTTGGTGCTCATGTAGATGAAGGGACATATTATAAAACAAGGGATAGATATCATCTTTCCATTGCAGGACGATATCAATATTTCGTTGGTGAGGAGAGTATTATAGTTGACCCTGGGACACTTATGTGGTTTAATAATAAGAAGCCTCACGGTACAGTGAATCTTGGTGAAGAGACCAGGATAACCTTTGTTTTTGATATGCCACATGGATCGAGTTGAATTCCTAGTTCTTAGAAATTTACTTCATAATGAGGAGTATGTTCGTAAGGTAATTCCTTTTATTAGAGCAGAGTATTTTGAGAATTATAATGAGAAGGTTGTCTTTGAGGAGATAATAAAATTTGTAGAAGAGTATAATCAACCTGCTACTAAGGAAGTATTATGTATTGAGACTGAGAAGAGGCAAGATATTAATGATACTTCTTTTAAAGAAATCTCTCAGTTAATTAGTTCTTTAGAGGAAGAACATACTGAATTTGATTGGTTAGTTAATACAACAGAGAAATGGTGTAGAGATCGTGCTATATACTTAGCACTGATGGAATCTATTTCTCTTGCGGATGGAAAGGATGAAACTAAAGGAAGGGATGCTATTCCTACAATCCTATCAGATGCTCTTGCTGTATCTTTTGATACGCACATTGGACATGATTACTTACTAGATTATGAGGAAAGGTATGAGTTATACCACA